GGATATTATGTTTTAGGAACTTGGACGATCCTTCGAAGTATCAGAGTGCCGAGTTTGCGTTTATCATGGTGGATGAGCTGACGAAGAACGACTATGAGACGTTCACGTTTTTGCGTACTCGTTTACGGTGGTCTGGGTCTTCGCAGGAGGTTGGTTTACCGGACGAGGAGTGCCAGTTTGTAGGTGGCACTAACCCTGGCGGTATTGGTCATGGTTGGTGCAAGCAGCTTTGGATGGACAAGACGTTTGGTCCCGAGTGGTATCCTCCGATAAGTCCGGAGGACTACCGGAAGCAGTTTGTTTACATACCGAGCAAGGCTGACGACAACCCGCACTTGGACCCTGGTTATTGGGCGGTATTAAACACATTGCCCGAGCATTTAAGGTCTGCGTTCAAGGACGGCAACTGGGACATTTTTGTTGGGCAGGCGTTTTCTGAGTTTAGTCGGACGACGCATGTGGTAAAGCCGATGCCTGTTCCTTCCAATGCCCCTTTATACATGACGTTCGACTGGGGGTACGGGGCGCCTTTTTCTATTGGTTGGTGGTGGTGTGACGCTGACGGTCGGTTGTATCGTTTTGCCGAGTGGTACGGTTGGAACGGCCAGCCGAACCAGGGGTTGAGGATGCCGGACGAGGACATAGCGCGGTCGATCAAGGAGCGTGAGGCTGAGATGCGAAAGGGCGTATTGAGCGCGAACAGCAGCGAGTTCACGAGGATATGCGACCCTGCTTGTGCGAACAAAAAGCCCGACTATCGGGGTGGCGGTCAGGGACCCAGCACCATAGAGGAATTTTCGAGGTTGGGCTTGCACCTTATACCTGGTGACGCGAGCCGTAAGCTGAAGATACGGCAGTTTCACAAGCGTCTTTCGGTGCCTGCTGACGGATCAATGCCGATGTTGGTGGTTTACGAGGGTTGTGATCAGTTCATTCGGACGGTTCCCAACATTACGACCAACGAGAACGACATCGAGGACGTGGACAAAAAGACCGAGGACCACGTTTACGACGAGGCTGCTCTTGTTTGTATGGCGAGGCCCATGAGCATGGCAGACCCCGTAGAGGTTCCTATGGGCACGGACAGGCGCCTGAAGGAGCTGTATAGGGTAAAGAGCTACGAGGACGCTGTGTACGAAGAGGCTTATGACCGAAACTCATACGACGACTATGACAGAAACCCTTACGATGACGGTTCGCTAGATTGCACATTGAGATACTCATAGCGGTTTGGACGGCATTAGTTCTTTTGGCCGGCTTGTATATCGGTTATCGGGCGGGCCGTTCAACGCTCGTGTTAAGGGAGGGGGCGATGGTTTCCACGTTCGACCCTGGCCCTGGCGACGAGCCCGAGGGCGACTATATCGGAGACGAGTTAATGAACTATGACGACCCTTCCGAAAGGGGTCCCACGATCATAATTGGTGGATAATGATAATTTTATGCCAGATATGTTTAAGTGAGATCGCGGAGGCCGACGATCTGTATTTGCCTCTGCGTGGCGATATGTTCAAGGCGCATGTAGGGGGTTTTCCCGACCCGTTCTTCCCGGTGGGCTGGAAAGACATGAAGTGTCGTTATTGTGGTTACAGGCCGTTTCTTAAAGATGACGAGGTCTTAACGACAGACGGCATCGTGAAGGTTGTGGGCCGGCTGGTGTGTGAGTGCGGCAAGACCTACGACGACACGCAGAACGGGAGAACCTGGTTTAAAAAACACAAAGAGACCTGCGATGTCAACACTTAAAAAGTCTTTCGAGCTATTACCCCCCGAGGGAAACCATGACGTTGGCAAAAAGGTCTTTTGGGTTTTAGGGGAGGTTCTTAAATACAAGGACAGCCAGGGCTTGCCTAAAAAATGGGTCAAGAGCTACGACCTGTGTCGTAACAAGCACTGGAAGCAAAAGCATACCACGAAACCATTGGTGAGTGCCAACCTGATAGGGACCCACCGTAGGCGTACCGTGAACATGCTTACGAACAATAACCCTACGTTTAACGTGGCGCGGTTCTCCCCGGACGTGAGCGAAGAGCAGCTTGAAATGGTGCTGCACGCCCAGGAAAACTGGTGGATCGAGCAGGAGCAGCAGAGCATACTCGAAGACAGCGTGTTGAACGGTGAGACCTACGGCTGCGCTATCGAAAAGGTGGTGTTCAACCCCGAGCTGGAATACGGCATTGGGGAGGTCGAGACGGAGGTTTTAGAGCCGTTTCATTTTGGCCTGTACCCGGTCTTACAGAAGGACGTTCAAAAGTGCGAGGCGGTGCTGCATTTCAGGCCCATGACGGTAAGAGAGGCCAGGCGTTTGTGGCCCAAGTCGGCCGACAAGATCAGGAGCGACAAGGAATATATCGCCAAGCTCAAGGACACCCGGCACGAAATTGCCAAGCGCGGGGAGGACTTTTTCGGGACCATAGGCGGGGTGGTGAAGCATTTCATTAACTCCGTTGGCGATACGTCAGACCATGAGGACGAAACGCTCGTGGTAGAGTTCTGGGTTAAGGACAGAACCGAAGTCACGGAGATGGGCGAAGAGGTGGACGGCCTTGTCGAGATGATCACAAAGCCGAAATACGCGGGCTATATTCGCCGGGTGATCGTTTGTAACGGCGGGGATGTCGTTCTTGAGGACCGATCCAACCCGTCCATTAACCCCGACCTTCCCGAAGAGCTCGCCCAACAGAGTTATTTGTGGGACAAGTTCCCGTTTTCACTTACAACAAGTAATAAAGATAACGTAAGCCCCTGGGGTTCTACTGACATTGAGCAGTTGGACGGTCTTCAGGCGGAAATTAACAAGACTTTAAGCCAGTTCACGCTCTTAAAAGACAGAGCGTCGCGCATGAAGATCATAAACCCCAAGACTTCCGGGGTGTCGAACGACCAGTTCACAAACGCCCCGGGGATCGTCAACCCCTCCAACTCCATGGAAGCCGCGGCCATCAGGTACATGGCCCCGCCCGAGATACCGCGGGACATGTTGGAAGGTCTAAGGCTCTACAAGGACCTGTTTTACAGCGTGTCAGGGGCGTTCGAGCTTGAAAACGCTCAGACCCCAGGTAGAGAGGTCATCAGTTACAAGGCCATTAGTGCTTTGATAGAGCACGCCAAAACGACCGAGCAAGGGAAAATAAGAAACTACGGTAAGATGATCCGCGAACGGGGTCGGATGTATCTAAGCCTTGCTCAGAACTGGTACACCGAACAAAGGTGGATCAGCTACCAGGTGGACGACAAACGGCAGTCTCAGGGCATTAGTGGCCTTGACCTTTTGGTCCCGGCGAAACTAACGGTGGTTTCAGGATCGACCATGCCGCGGAGCAAGGTTCAGGAGCGCGAGGAGGCCATCGCTTTAGCGGACAAGCGGCACATAGACAGCGAGGCGCTGCTCAAGGTGCTCGAATTTAGCGACCGGAAAGAGATCATAAAGAGACAAAAGACCGGGCCGTTGGGGTATCTGGCCGAAGCCCTGGGCGCCATGGGGGCATCGGATACGTTCACGCAGTACGTTATGGAGCTTGGTCAGTCAGACCCCGACGAGGTGGAAAGGGCGATAGAGAGCGGGCAGTTCCCGCCGTTAGAGTCCATATTGGGCCAACCCCAACCCAACGCTTCAGAGCAGATCGAGACCGAGAAGATCGCGGCCGAGATAGAAAAAACAAGGGCCGAGACCATGCTGGTCCAGGAGAAGATCAGGAGCGAGCGGGTGGATCAGCAGGTAAGGTCCGCCGGCGTGACCCTCGACTCTGAGAACTTGAGGATCAACAAGTTCCGGGCAGTCACGGAGTCCAAGAAGCGCCCGGAAGGCAAGAGCGCCGAAAGAACCAACCAGGGCCCGTACCGCGAAAGGGGTATGGAGTCCAACAACATGGAGTCTTAATGCCGATATACGACTTTAAATGCGAGAAGTGCGGCAAAATTTTCGAAAAGATAGCGGGCATTAACGAAACGGTGTCGTGTTGCGGAGTGCCTTCTAAGCGGGTCATAACCCAGAGCGGGGTTTTCTGCGCCAACGAGGACGCCGACTGGATACGCCGGGTGATACCGGCGGTTAACAAGAAAAGTAAGGTGCCTGAAACACAGGCGTTTTTAAAAAACCCTACCAGGTCTAACCTTAAAAAACATTTGAAAGCGTCTGGCCTTAGATGGTTGGAGCCGGGAGAGCCTGACGGCCCTACCAAAAAGTTCGATGTTGAAAGGCACGCTGAGAGAATAATTGAACACAGGCGCAAAAAAGACAGGATCGAATTATGGGGATAAGTTCACTATCGCTTTCGAAAACACCGAGCTTAATACAGGGGCAAATGGGAGGGCCTACCCTGTTTAGAACCCCGTCCCTGTTCGACATGAAACGAAAGAACCAAATAGCGTTCGGTAACGCTATTAAACCGTTCAGCGGGCAACCCCACCCGGATGCCCCCATAGACATAAAGTATCGTAACTTTGCGTTCGGGCTACCACCCGAAAAACCCAAAAAACCACGCAGGGCGGGCTCGTGGCCGCTAGAGGAGAGTTAGATGAGCGAATTGACCCCGACGATAAAGGAAGAAGGACCGGAGGACTCGTCACCCCCCGAAGTATCCGAGGAGAAGGCCCCATCGTCAGAGCGGACGCTAAACGCCGAGCCTACCGAGGATAAGGGACCCGAAGAGCCTCAAGAGGACGCTAAAGAAGAACCCAAACAAGAGCCCAAGGAAGAACCCAAAGAAGAACCCAAGGAGGAGCCGTTTCACAA